TAAGAGTAGACTAGGTATACTGTGGGATAGCCCTCACAAATACTTCCTTTAACTCATAGTATCCAACATCTGTTGGGCAAGTTGCCGGTCTTGTGCCACCAAAACCGGACTACATTATCACTAAAATTTATAATTAAATATAAACAACACTTATTCTGTCACACAATTGTAACACTTTGTCACAAACATGTCACACAAATGTAATTAAACTGTAACATTCGTATGGTTTAATATAAGTTCAAGTCTAGAACTTGTTTGATATTTTACATTACAGATAACAAATATTATTTTAGATATTTTATTAACTTAAACATGCCGAAGGGCAAAGGAAGTAAACATGGCGAATAAAAAATATTATGAAATCCAAATAAATCAATGTAGTCCTAATGAGGATTTAGATATTGCTGGTGATTGTGATCATTTAAGATTATCAGAAATAAAATCTATATCATTCACAGAATTTATGAAGGACTATTTAAAAGATGATGAATGGTGGGTTATGCTAGAGATTAGTGTATGGGAAGAGATATATGGTGATTATGATAGAGAATATCTTGGTTGCTTTTATCTTGATCCACGATTCAAACAGGATGGCATTCTTGAAGGTGATCGCAAAGATATGGATAAAGAATATCTGAGGGAAGTACCTAAGTATGTTGCCGAAGCATTACAAAAGTGGATGCTAACTTAATCAAATGGGGAGTGTCAAAGCTCCCCTTTTTTATGGAGTGATATGAATTATTTCAAATCAGATATATTAAATCAAGATATCCAATGGGATTGGACAGACGATTGTCAAGAAAAACAATATTGGAATACTTGGATTCCTAAAAAATCAAATCTTAAAATTATTACCAAACTCAAACGAGAAGAAATGCAGATGGCTAAGAATGAGTTGTGGGATAATCTACAAGATGCAATTCAATTTACAAGAGATCAAATTAATTTAAAAAGAAGACAAAAAAGACTTGCAATTAAGTCTTGATTGTGTTATAATGTGCAAACTTAATACAACCTATGGAGGTAAATAATATGTATGAGTATGTAAAAGGAAAGGCTATGTGGGCTAACATCACATCGCCTAATACGAGGTTTGAACCTCACAAGTATGGCTTAACTGTCCTTACTGATTCTGAAACTGCTACTAAGTTAGAAGACTTAGGGTTGACTCAGGTCAGAGCAAGAACAGGTGAGTTAAAGTATGAAGAACCTGCTTTTACTTTTAGTAGTAGAGCAACCAACAACGATGGTTCAGCTAGAACAGCACCTAAGTTGTTTGATACTGATGGTAATGCATTGGATGTTAGTGTTGGTAATGGTTCAGAAGTAACTGTAAAGATTAAACCATATAAAAATAATTATGGTCGCTTTGCAGAACTAATCGCTGTCAAGGTAGACAACTTGGTAGAATACGCAGAAGCTGACTCAGATAACGAGGAGTTTTAATTATGATTATTACTATCAAGAATGATGAAGGAGTTACAACTAACTTCGACATCAATCTCATTAGTGACGAGCAAAAGAAACAAGAAGCTACAGTTATTGTGCAGAAGGTTGGAAACTTGCAAGTCACGATTGAGGCTTTGGACTTTGCTTCACGAACACATCGAGCTAACTTAGAACAGTTGCTTGTTGATTGTGATGAAGCGATTGTAGAAACTGAACGTGCTAGAGATGATAAGGGTCAATTCGTAGGAGACGACCCATCAACTCTAGAGAATGAGTCTGTAGTCACAAAAGATAAGGACTCTTAATATTAATGAGGGCTAACATGGATGATCAAACTTGGGATAAGGTACACCAACCTTGCCCTCTTTGTGACAGCAGTGATGCTGTTGGTGTTAATCAAGATGGTTCGGCTAAGTGCTTCAGTTGTGGAGCATTTATGCCTAACTATGAACAAGCATGTGAAGGAAAAGATATGGCAGTTGAAACAAAACCTATTGAAACTAAACAACCTGATAGTGTGAACGAAGGTAATTTTATAGCATTAACTGATAGAGGTATCTCTAAAGCTACTGCTCAGAAGTATGGTGTCAAAGCTGTACAGGATTTAAAAGGTCAAGTAATCAAACACTTGTACCCCTATTACAACGGTCACGAATTATCAGCTACCAAATGCAGAAACACAGTCACTAAAGACTTCTTTGTGCAAGGTACTTATAATGAAACAGGATTGTTTGGTCAACAGTTATTTAAGAGTGGTAAGTATGTCACTATAACTGAAGGGGAGTGTGATGCAATGGCAGCCTATGAATTGCTAGGGAGCAAGTGGGCTGTGGTATCAATCAAGCGTGGTGCTCAAGGTGCAGTCAGAGATGTCAAGGAAAGTCTTGAATTCTTTGATGACTTTGAAAATGTTATCATTGCTTTTGATAATGACAAGGCAGGTAAAGATGCTTCTGTCAAAGTGGCTAGACTTTTCAAGCCGGGAAAAGCTAGGATACTCACACTTCCCAATGGTTGGAAAGACCCTAATGATATGCTTCGGTCCAACAAACATAAGGACTTTGTTGAATCATGGTGGTCTGCAAAAGTGTATACACCATCCGGTGTTATCAATATCTCTGAGCAACGTGATAAGTTTCACAACAGAGAGAAGAAAGAAAGTGTTCCCTATCCTTATGAAGGATTGAACAAAAAGCTTTATGGTTTACGTCAAGGTGAGCTTGTAACTTTAACAGGGGGTACAGGACTTGGTAAGTCTAGTGTGACTAGAGAGCTAGAGCATTGGCTTATCAAACAGACCAAAGACAATGTAGGTATCATTGCACTAGAGGAAGATTGGAGGAGAACCATTGATGGTGTACTTTCAATCGAAGCTAATGCAAGGTTATACATTGATCAGGTTAGAGAACGATACTCAAAAGAAGAGTTGGATAAATTCTTCGATGTTCTTTATGATGGAGATAACAAGAACAGAGTTTGGGTTCATGCTCACTTTGGCACCAATGACATTGATGATATATTTACTAAGCTAAGATTTATGATAATCGGTTGCGATTGTAAATGGGTAGTAGTCGATCACTTACATATGCTAGTAAGTGCGATGTACGAAGGTGATGAGAGACGTGCTATTGATTCTATTATGACAAGACTGAGAAGCATTGTTGAAGAGACCGGTGCAGGTCTTATTCTTGTGTCTCATCTAAGACGTATAGATGGTAACAAAGGACACGAGAACGGAGTCGAAGTAAGTCTTTCACATCTTCGTGGTTCAAATAGTATTGCTCAGTTATCTGATTCTGTCATTGCATTGGAACGTAATCAACAATCCGATGATCCTGATGAAGCTAGAACAACTAAGATGAGAGTATTAAAGTCTAGATATACAGGCGATGTAGGTCTTGCTTGTAGTGTCATGTATGATGGCGAAACAGGTAGACTACACGAGGTCGATAATTCAGACTTTGAAAGCGATGATAGTTTAGACGAGAAGTTTTAATGGATTTAGTATTTGATATAGAAACCGATGATGTCAAAGCGACAAAGGTACATTGCATAGTTGCACAGAATCCTGAGTCCGGAGAGATATTTAAGTTTCCACCAAACAAACTAGAAGAAGGCTATCAGTTTCTAACTACAGCAGATAGACTGATTGGACATAACATCATAGGTTTTGACATTCCTATGGTGCATAAGTTCAGTGATGTTGATCTATCTGACAAAGAAGTTATTGATACTCTTGTACTATCTAGATTATTTAATCCAACACGTGATGGTGGTCATGCACTTGAGTCTTGGGGATACAAGTTAGGTTATCCTAAGATTGAGTTTAGTGATTATCAAAACTATTCTACAGAAATGTTAGACTATTGTGTTCGTGATGTACAATTAAATACTCTTGTACTTAGTGAACTTCGTAAGGAGTCAAAAGGATTCTCAAAAGAATCTATTGATCTTGAGCAAGATGTTGCAAAGATTATCAAGGGACAAGAACTTAATGGGTTTAAGTTTGATATGCATTCAGCACAGATACTTCTTGCAGAACTCAGAGAGAGAATGCAAAAGATTGAAGATGAAGTACATACCACATTCAAACCTAAGTGGGTAGATACTAAACAGGTCACACCCTACATCAAGAAAGATGGTAATCTATCTAAGCGTGGTCTTACTGATGATGAGTATCAAAGATGTTTAGATACTGAAGACTACTCACCATTCATGCGACAAACACTACAAGAGTTTAATCTTGGTAGTCGTAAACAGATTGGCGAATATCTAATTGACTTTGGTTGGAAGCCTGAGAGGTTTACACCTACAGGTCAGCCGATTGTAGATGAAAAAACATTATCAGAGATAACTCATATCCATGAAGCAAAACTTATTGCTGACTTTTTATTACTACAAAAACGTATTGCTCAAGTTGATTCTTGGGTAGAAGCGGTACAAGAGGATGGTCGTGTGCATGGTTTTGTTATTCCTAACGGTACAATTACCGGTAGAATGACACATAGAAAGCCAAACATGGCTCAAGTACCTTCAGTTAGTAGTCCATACGGTAAAGAATGTAGAGCTTGTTGGACTGTTGATGAAGGCAATGTCCTTCTTGGTGTTGATGCTAGTGGTCTTGAGATCAGAATGTTAGCACACTATATGGATGATAAAGACTTTATAAAGGAGATACTCGATGGAGACATACACACAGCTAATCAAAGAGCTGCACAGCTTAAATCAAGAAATCAGGCAAAGACATTCATCTATGCACTTATGTACGGAGCAGGAGATGAAAAGCTTGGCAAAGTGGTTGGAGGAAATACGTCAGATGGAAAAAGAGCTAGAGAACATTTCTTCGATAATAAGCCTTCATTTAAATCTCTTAGAGATAGAGTTCAAAGAGCAGCAAACAAAAAATATCTCAAAGGATTAGATGGTAGAAAGCTATACATAAGAAACAATCATGCAGCATTGAACACACTACTACAAGGTGCCGGTTCAATTGTTATGAAGAAAGGATTATCTATACTTGCCAATCGTTTAGAGTTAAGTATGACACCTTTTAAATTTGTTGCCAACATCCATGATGAATGGCAGATAGAGGTATCAGAATGCAGAGCCAATAAGATTGGTACTCTTGCAGTTGAAAGTATTATTGATGCCGGTAATCATTTTAATCTTAGATGTCCACTAGATGGAGAGTTTAAGATAGGGAGGGATTGGAGTGAAACTCACTAAACAATCAACGTTATTCCCTGATGATCATAATGAGTTATTATTTGAAGATGGTAAAATATGTATTAAGTGTGAAAAAAAACTTCCGCTTACTGCATTTAGCCCTGCTTCAGGAGGTAATTTTTTAAGACCTGAATGTAAATCTTGTAACAATCATTTAAGTAAGGCTAGAAAATTATTAAAAGAAAAACATGGGATGCCTCAAGACGATGACTATAAGTGTCCTATATGTTTAGGTTCATCCAATAAAGTCAATGGATTAGGAGGAAAAAAATCAGGAGCATGGGTCATAGATCACTGCCACGAAACAGAATCATTCAGAGGTTGGTTATGTCACACATGCAATCGCTGTCTTGGTGGATTCAAAGATAACATAGAAATTTTAGAAAGAGCAATAAAATATTTAAAAAAACATGACAAAGAAATCAAAAACTCTTGACACATTAGTGTCTGACATATATAATAAGATTAGTGTCCTATCAGAAGGTCAGCACATTGATCTAGACGAAGACACTATTGAACAGTTTGGAGAGTCTATGAAACAGATTCTCTACGATTGGTCACATCCTAAACCACGTGGTAACGCTACGCTACGTATGTCTAACATAGGTAGGAAGCCACGTCAATTGTGGTTTGATATGAGAACAGAGGATACACAATCAGAGTCTATCCCACCTCATGTCTTTATTAAGTTTCTCTACGGGCATTTGCTTGAGGAGATTCTTTTGTTTCTGATAAAACTATCAGGACATAAAGTTACAAACGAACAAAAAGAAATAACAGTCAGTGGAATCAAAGGTCACATGGATTGTGTGATTGATGGTGAAGTTGTTGATATTAAAACTGCTTCAGGTTTTGCATTCAAGAAGTTCAAAGATGGAACACTTGCAGAACAAGATACGTTTGGTTACATGGCACAACTTGCCGGTTACGAAGCAGCAGAGGGTACAAACAAAGGTGGCTTTCTTGCTATGAACAAAGAGTCAGGTGAGTTAGCTTTGTTTAGACCTGATGATTTTGATAAACCAAACATTAAGAAAAAGATTACAGCAGTTAAGAAAGCTATTAAGTTAGCTAATCCACCGGAGTTATGTTACAATCCTGAAGCCGATGGTAAATCAGGTAACATGAAACTCCCTCGTGAGTGTATGTATTGTAGACACAAGTTTGAATGTCATAAAGATTCTAACGAAGGACAAGGGTTACGAGTATTTAAATATTCTAATGGGTTAAGGTATCTTACCAAAACACCTAACCCACCAAAAGTTATAGAGGTTACAAATGAGTGGAAGCAGAAATAAAAAATTAAGACGTAGAGCAGAGGAACTATTGATAGAGTGGTTACGCACAATGGTTCCGGATGGAGAGGATACATCTAAGATTAATAAAAATAATCTAAAAGATTTTCTTCCTGAACAAACTCACATCTTTGCAAACAATAAATTTTTATTAAGTGCATACAGCTTACGTTGGTTTTATAAACAGGTAAAAAGAAATCCTAATATTACATTACAGGATTTAAATGCCTAAGAGAGTACCTAGAAAACCAAGACCAAAAAAGATTGGAGTACCAAAAGGGTATGACAGTTTATGGGAGTATGACATTCACCAAGACTTCTTAGGTGATTGGAAACACCACCATGATGTCATACCATATGTCATACCACATAAGTATGAGCCTGACTTTGTAAGAGTTATAGATGGTAAAACTATTTTACTTGAAGCCAAAGGTAGATTTTGGGATCATGCTGAGTACAGTAAATATATTTGGATACGAGAAACATTCAAAGAAAAAGTTGAAGAGTATGAGTTAGTATTCTTTTTTCAAAAACCTTACTCGGCTATGCCGGGAGCAAAGGTTAGAAAAGATGGAACAAAAAGAACTCATGCTGAATGGGCTGAGACAAATGGTTTTAGATGGTTTAGTGAAGAAACATTACCGGAGGAATGGAAG